TCCAGATCTGGCTGTCCCAGGTGCTGGAGCATGTGCCTGCCGAATACCATGGTGAGATCCCGCCGATCCCGTCATTTGGAAACCTTGACCTTGAGGGAATACGGCAGAGTCAGTACTTTTTTGCGTCCTGAACTATTCGCTACCGAGTTGTAACGCTTTGGTGAGAGGAGGTGTGCCATGACTCCGCCCCTGTAATGGGGGCACCAGCAGTACCCCAACACTTTAACTACAAGGAGGTGATGCATGTCCCGCAATATTGAAGACCTGTTGAATCAAGCCGGTTTGGAACTGGATATCGATGGTGCCATGAGCTTGGATACCATGGTTGCCTTGGATGAACTTGGTTTCCTGTTTGATGGCACTGACCCTGATGACATTGAGGAGAACGAATAATGGCAAAGAAAGAACGTCTGACCACACCTGTTGGTCTGTTGAAGTGGGCATTTCTGAGCGAACCCAACACCCGTTGGAAAGATGACGGTGAGTACAAAGTCACCCTGACGCTGCCTGCCGACCACAAATTCCTGAAGAAACTGGATGAACTGCTCGAAGCCGGTTCCGCCCAGGTGATGGAAACCCTGAAGCCGAAAGACAAGAAGGAAGCCACCTTGGCATCACCGTATTCCATGGAGTATGACGCCGAGGATAACGAAACCGGGCGCGTTGAACTCAAGTTCAAAACCGCCGCCTTCTTCGTTGATAAGAAGACCGGAAACAAGATCTCCCTGAAGCCCAAGCTGTTCGACGCCCAAGGCAAGCCCATCAAGGGCAAGCTTGTTGTTGGCAATGGCTCCAAAGGCGCCGTGAACTTCTCCTATGGCTTCTACTTCATGCCGACCACAAAGAAGGTTGGGATGAGCATGTACCTGAATGCCGTCCAGATTATCGAACTCGAGGAGTACGAGGCTGATGGCAGCGGGTTTGGCTTTGGTGCTACCGATGGTGGCTTCAGCCGCGATGATGTCTCCACTCCTTTCGACAGTGCCGAGACTGAGGGCGCCGATGCATCGGAGGGAGACTTCTAATGGCTGGACGCCGGGTTAACTGGAAGCAGATCGCCCGGTATAAGAAAGCCACCTTCCGCTCTGGGTTCGAGGATAAGATCGCAGCCGCCCTGGCTGCAAAGCACATCGAATATGAATACGAGAAGCACAAGATTTCGTATTTGGTTCCCGCCCAAGAGCATTCTTATACCCCTGATTTTCGCTTGCCGAATGGCATCTTCATCGAAACCAAAGGCGTGTTCGATTCTGCTGACCGGAAGAAACACCTTCTCATCAAGGAGCAGTACGGAGACGCTTACGATATCCGCTTCGTTTTCTACAACGCCCACGCCCCCATCTACAAGGGGAGCAAGACCACTCATGCCGCATGGTGCGACAAGTATGGTTTCAAGTGGGCACATAAGAGCATCCCGGAGGACTGGTTGGCTGAGCCTCCAAGGGGGTTGCTTTGAAGGAGACACACCGATGACCCAACAGGAAAAAGTCCTCGCCTATCTGAAGTCTGGTCGCCGTCTTACCCATGTGAAAGCCCTCGCGGAGTTCAGCGTGGTGCGTCTGGCTGCTGTGGTTCACGCCCTGAAAAAGCAGGGGCACGACATCAAGTCCAATGTCAAACGGACGTTCAACAACACCAACTACACCGAGTACTATCTGGCGTAAGCTTCACCTCACCTAACCCTTAAGGCACCTCAGTCTTCACCGGCTGGGGTGCCTTTTTTTTTTGTTTGGAGGTTCGATGGAACAAAACGATTCGAACTACCTGTTCAAGGGGCCTTGCGAGATCTGCGGATCCAGCGATGGACGTGCTGTCTATGATGATGGGCACTCCTTCTGCTTTGCTTGCCCCAATGAGGCTGATGCTTACCAACCGGCAGACGATGTCGTCCGGAAGGCGCGGCCTGCGAGTGACGTGTCGTTCCTGCAAGGGGATCCCATCGCGCTGTCCAAACGTGGGATCTCTCTCGAGACATGCGAGAAGTACCGGTATCTCATCGGCAAGATGGGCGGTGAGCCTGTCCAGATCGCACAGTACTTTGACAAGGGTGCCCTGGTGGCACAGCACATCCGCCATGCCAACAAGGATTTCACCTGGATCGGCAATGGGACCAAACTCCTTTGGGGGCAGCAACTGTGGCGCCCAGGAGGCAAGCGGCTGGTCATCACCGAGGGTGAGGTCGATTGCTTGACCATCGCCCAGGCGTTCAACAACCGCTGGCCTGTGGTGTCAATCCCGTCTGGATCCAAGTCCGCAGTCAAAGCCATCAAGGCGCAACTCGAATGGGTCTGTAGTTTCGAGGAGATCGTCATCGCATTCGATGATGATGACCCAGGTCGAGAGGCTGTTGAAGATGTGGTCACCCTGCTGCCCGCAGGCAAAGCCAAGATTATGTCCTACCGTGGGCACAAAGATGCCAACGATCTGCTGCGTGAAGCAGGCCCCCGGACTGTTGGCGAAGAGGTCTTCAACGCCAAACCATGGCGCCCTGACGGTGTTGTTCCAGGAGATGAAACACTATCCATCATCCTTGAACGACCTGACCCAGGCCTGGACATCTGCTATCCCAAGCTTTCCGAGAAGTTCTACGGCTTTTCCAAGAAAAGAATCTACCTGTTCACCGCTGGCTCTGGCATCGGGAAGTCCACTGCCATCCATGAGATCGCCTTTGACCTCGCCATGAGGCACCAGCAGACCATCGGGATCCTGGCTCTTGAGGACTCCCTCCGCGAAGCTGTCATGCGGCACATGGCGATCCATGCCAACATCCCGCTCTACAAGCTGGATGAACTATCAAACGAAGAACTCACCCGTCTGCACCATGAGATCCTTGGGACCGGTCGGTATCATTTCTATGACCATTGGGGATCCTCTGAAGTGGACGTTTTGATGGGCAAACTCAGATACATGACTGTCGGTCTGTCCTGCGACTGGCTGGTGCTTGACCATATATCCATTGTTGTCTCCGGACTGGATGTTGGTGGCGACGAACGAAAGGTCATCGATGTCCTGATGACGAAGCTCCGCGCCCTGGTGGAAGAGACAGGGGTGGGACTTCTTGCCATCGTCCATCTCAAACGCCCGCAAGGAACCGGAAAGACGTGGTCACAGGGGCGCATCCCGTCCCTCACAGACCTGAGAGGGTCCGCATCCCTGGAGCAACTGAGCGACGGCGTCATTGGACTCTGGTGCAACCAGGAAGGGGATGAACCAAATGTCAATCATATCGTTGTGCTTAAGAATCGCAAGACTGGCAAGAAAGGTGAGGCGGATACTCTCGAGTTTGACGAGAACACCGGACGCCTCCTGGCTGTCACTCATTCCGCTGATTACGGATTTACAAAACAAACCGATGGAGGAGGTTTCACCAGTGATTTCTAATTGGAAATACGTGCAGATTACCAAGCAGTCCGACCATCTTCCCACTCCGCAACACGCCACCCCTGGTTCAGCCGGTGTGGATCTGGCGTCTGCTCATTACACTGAGGTCGATCCTGGGGAGACTGTCCTGGTGGACACCGGGATCGCATTCAGCATCCCTGAAGGCTACTACCTGGATCTGCGTCAGCGCTCCGGGCTGTCCATTGAATACCCCAACTACCTTGCCAACTGCTGTGGCGTCATCGACTCCGACTTTCGCGGCACCATCAAGTGCATCATCCACAACACCAGCAACCATGTGTGGCGGATTCAGAAGGGTGACAAAATCGCCCAGGTTATCCTGACTCCTTACATGCCGATGCGGCTGGTGGCAGCGCAGACCTTGACCAACACCCAACGTGGTGAAGGCGGGTTCGGATCGACGGGGGTGAAGTGATGCTATTTGATGGATACTTCCGCACGTCATTTGGGCGTGACATTTTCAAGCAGAAGTACCCACTGTTCACGGGTGAAACCTGGGAGCAGCGGGCACATACCATTGCCGAGGATGTGTGCGGCAAGTGGCTGCACCGGGACACAGTGCGCGAGATTGCGAACATCATCCTGGAGATGAAGTTCGTGCCTGCCGGTCGGTACATCTACTACGCAGGGCGCGAAGTGAAATTCTTCAACAACTGTTTCAGTTTCATCATCGATGATTCCCGCGAGGGCTGGTCGAAGTTCCTGGGCCATGGATCCAATGCCTTGATGTGTGGAGGCGGGATCGGAGGCTACTATGGGTACATCCGCCCCCGTGGATCCCTCCTGAAGCGTACCGGTGGAGTCGCCTCCGGTCCTGTTCCTCTGGTAGACGCCATGAACGGCATCGCCCAACAGATGCAGCAGGGTGGCAGCCGCCGGTCTGCCTGCTTCGCCAGCCTTCCCTGGTGGCACCAGGACATTCAGGAGTTCATCACTGCAAAGAACTGGTCTGAAGAAGTTCAGCGGATGAAAGCCATCAACTTCAACTATCCTGCCAGGATGGACATGACCAACATCTCAGTCGGATTTGACGATGCCTTCTTCCAGAATCCGGATATG